CAGTATTTCTGTATAGTAACGCTTGTCATAGGTTAGTTCCTCTATGAAACCACCTGCCCAAAAGTATTCAATAGCATCCATGACATCTTTTTTAGTTGTCTTTTTCATTGTGTTTCTCCATTCTATCTATAATATATATGATCTTCTATTGTTGTAATGTACTCTCTATTCCATGCTGGGTCAACGTCCACTGAATGATAGAACGTAGCACCATCCACTACATTGATTGTTAAACCATATGAATAGTACACCTCCTCTGCTATAGACACTGCTCTATTCCATGAGCGTTGGTCTTTAGGTACGTCAGGCTTACCATCACAGTACCAACTGAACTGGCATCTGTTCCTGATAGGATAGTCCTGCTTCCAACTGTATGTTGGCCCTTCACGTATGACATCGCACACTGTATCAGGCCATGCAGGATGGTGCACCCTGTTCAGTACGACATAGGCTACTGCCATCTGTCCCACTGTAGGTTGATCACGTGCCTCAAAGTAAATGTTCTGGGCAAGGCACGTAATCGTAGCACCTACTGCAAGTATACTAGCGTCCAGCATTTCTGCCTTTTCTACCTCTAGCATTATCTAGTAGTGTCTGCACATCTTCCTCCTCTTGTTGGTGTAGGCAAGGTGGTACTTTACCTTTCCTGTGGTTAAAGAATACATAGCTAGGCTCACCTTGCAGGTTCATCCTACGCTGGTACTGTACAGGGCATCTGTCTAGCCATTCATAGAACTCTGCCTGTGTTTGTATGTCCCACTGTTGGCCCATATCAGGCAGCCATCTCTAAAAATGATGGGTGTTCTACCCACTTGGCTACCTCTAGGTTGCGGTTAAACTGACGCTGTACCTGAGTATCGTTGTTAGTCTTACGAAACTCAAACCTGTCACTATGAGTAGCGTACTGTGTCATAGCTGAATACACAGCCCACATGTTACAGCCACGTGTGTTTAGTTCTTCTAGTACAGAGTGAAAACTCTTATCTGCCTTACGTTTAGGCATCATGGAATCTAGCATAGGCTCTATTGCACTGAGACATACTTCCTTCTCAGCTAAACTCTGACACCACGCATTGTGCTCACTGTATCCAGTAATCATACCACCTGCCTTATCAGCAAAGGTAGACAGGTCAAAGTTCTTTGTGTTTCTTTTCTTCAACACAGAGTAGTCACCTGTCACCATACCATTCGTACAGAAGAAATCTATCAGCCCACCAACAAAGTTGTTAGACGTACTGCCATTAACACTGTGCCAGTAGTTCAGTTGCATAGCTGTCTCTGTCTTATGCTTCTTAGTTTCAACCACACCTTTGAGGTCAGGAAAGGTAACTGTTTCCAATGCCCATGCCCCATTACCTGCTGTCCTAGTCTTGATGTCATACTTATCAGGTTGCAGTGTGTTCATCCACTGCTCACGCATCTTACCAAAGTAATCTGGATGTGACGTACCAGTGTAGGTACTATTGACCATACCAATACATTCATCTGTGTCAGTACGAATAACATACTTGTGTTTGTCTGATCTCTCTGTAGTTACATAGTCTACGTCAAACTCTGCATGTCCATATGTGTTCATCATGTTACTGTCCAATCTGTTGTGTTTGTTGTTTTGCTCTACGTAACTTACGCCTCTCGCGTTTCCAATCGTCACGTTTAGGTTTCGGTGTTGTTAATTTTGTTATACGCATCTTTTGATATTGTGACTGAGACTGCATCCTCTCGTCCTTTCTTTCTATTGTATGAACCTTTACCCTTCTTACTGGGTATGACCTGAGTACGAGGACGGTTACGAGCTACTGCCTTTGCTACTGGATTTACTCTACGTATTCTCATAACCACCATCCCTATACTCAGATCACTTAATTGTTAAGTCCAATGTTGGACCTAATTACTAGGCAACAAACCTGCCTGTCTTACCATCACGTACACCTTGCACCATGTCCTTGTGGATGAAAGGAATACTTCTACCTTTGTACACCTGATACAACCTACCTCGTGTATCACCACCTGATGCAGTAGCTTTGTTGTCTGCTTCCACTATGCTTCTAGCGTTAGTGATGCGGTTAACTCTTACGATAAGTGTTGATGTTGTAGCCATTTTAATAATCTCCTATGTTAATTATACGATTAATATATTATTGTTTGTTAATAGTGTCAAGTAGTAATATCAATGTGCTTGCCTAGCCCCTCCTTTGATGGTTGTACAGTGTCCTTCTTTTCCAGTGGTACAGGTGCTCCTGTCTCTGGTTTGTGTGCATGACTGATCTTGTCCTTGTGTCTCAGTACATTGCTGATCGTGTCATATGCCAGTGAACTGTTACCTATATGATCTGTACTCATTCCGCATCCTTCTCTCGTTTATCTACTCGTATGATATAGTATCTACCATTCTCAAACTCTGTCTCTATGTTGGTAGGGCATTCATCCAACCATTCCTGTACAGTTTGTTTAGCTTTAAGATCATTGTAGATCTTGGTGAAGTGTTCTCTACTACCTATTTGCATTATAATAATCCTTTCAGTATATGGGCTATCACATCCACAGTGAAGCCATTGCCACATATTTTGTAGCGTTGTGTATTGGACACACCCTCTGTGTATCCGGAAGGCAGGGTTTGTAATCGTTCACACTCAAGAGGTGTCAGCTTACGCCAACTCATATCCTGTGTGTACACCTTTGGTTCACGATGACCACCACCCATAGTGGTAAGCGTAGGTGCTTTGCCTTCTCTGTGATAGACACGCTTCAAGCTGTCGATACCTTTCAGGTTAGCCTCACCGACATGGCACAGGCCATCCTTACTGAATACCAACTGTCTTCTGTGCTTCTCAAAGTATGTCTTGAGATTACCACCCTTCCAGTAGTTAGCGTCAAGGCAGAAAGACTTATCTCTGTCCACACAACCATCCTCTAGTATGTCCTTAAGCATGATACCCTTGTCCTCTGGCAGACCTGACTGTGGTATGTTAGTCCAGTATAGTCTACGTCTATTCTGTGCTGACACAAGACTGCTGTTGATCTCGATAGGTTCCACACCTAGATGCTGACTGATGACATCCTGATACTCCTGTTTCATAGGTACATTCTCAAACAGAAACCACTTAGGTTTGAGTAGGTTTTTGATACGTACTATCTCCCAAAAAACCTGACCACGTGGATCGTCAAAGCCCTTACCTTTACCTGCCACAGAAAATGAGGGACAAGGAAACCCACCTGCCATGAAGTCAATGGGATCACCATTGAATGAGTGCAGATCTACGTTGTGGATGTCACCTAACTGCTGTGTGTCTGACCAGTTCTTTTGTGTTACCTTGATAGCCCACTTGTCTAGCTCACTGGCATAGTACCTGTAGGTTGGTGCTAGTACACCTGCCCTGACCATAGCTTCCTGTAACATAGACCCACCATCACATGCTGAAAATACTGTATTAATCATTTTGCTTTTACCTCGCTCCAACCATTAAACCTAGTCCATGCTATATCAATAGCTTCTTCTTCTGTATAGCCCTCTGCCATGAGGTCATCAACTATGTCCTCTAGCTGGCTTGCTATCTGTGGATGTAAACTCATACGTTATCTCCTATTGCTACGTCTAACTCTGTCTCTATCCATACTCTAGCACCACAAGGCAATGGGTTATCTGGTCTGTACACTATGGATGCCAACACCTCGCCATCCTCACTGAGCATATCTATCCTGTCACCATACAGTGTATCGTGATCACCTTGTGCTCTCAATACAGGCAACCTGTCCTTAGGTTCCCTATGTATGTTGCTACGTATATTGCCCTGATTAACATGTAATATATTCATTGTACTTTCTCCAATGTTAGGTCCAATGTTGGACTTAGTGAGATGATAAGTGAACTGTTACTCGCTTGCCTATAGTAGTCTGACTAAAGCATCCTGCCTTACATACAGCACAATGTCCAGACATTTTCTTCCATGTCTTAGGACACTTGAATGCTTCACCTTTCTCTGCATACTTGGTATCATCACCAAAGTACATAATGTTCCAGCCATCAGCAATCAAACTGTCCTCTTCCTCCTGTGTATTGGATGGATCAAGTGACGCATTGAGAGCTATGTTTGGAATAGGGAATAGCTCTATCTGTATCAGTTCACGTAGCAATGTATTACGCCATGCTCGTGTTGGTATCCACCATGTAGTATCTGGAGTAGCCAATGCTATGTCCTTCACACGATAAATATCGGACAGATCCTTGATAGCTTCGCCTCTAGTCATATGTCTAGCACGTTTAGTCTGCTTCTTTTTACGTGACAGATAGGTACGCACCGCATTGCCAGACACCTGCATCCACTCACGTTCACAACGTTCGTCACGTTTGCCCATGTTAGGATACATCCTGTATAGCTTGACGTTGTAACAGGTATCATCACAGAAACTAGTCCGATGATCACAAGATCCTTTCACAGATCCTACATCATTGATTGGCCTATCGCTGGCGAACATGCCTATGTCATCACAGTAACGAAATAAATCCTTAATCATTTTAGTTATCCCTAAAGCAAGTTACAATTAAACCTAATGCTACTACAAACCAACAGATAGCTAGTATCTGTAATGTGTTAAGTTCTTCCATGTTATTCACTCCGATGTTTTGCTTTTAGCTTTACCACCTGCCTGAATACTCTTTCAAACTCAGGATGTTGGCTGTTTCGCACAGATAAATTACGCACTAACCACATCACATTATCAAGATTATTTGTATCCCTTCTCATGGTTGGTACATCCATACTGTCAGGTATTATAGTCATTGTATTCACTCCGATGTTAGGTCCAACGTTGGACTTAGTTAAGATCTATCTAAGTAATATATACTTTTACTAAAGTGTCAAGTATATATTACGTAAGATATATCTAAAGTGATTATGCTCTGTTGAAATACTCAATACCTACCCAATCCTTAACCTTACGTTGATGGGCAATTTCCCTAACTCCATTTTCAAACAGAGTTTGTTCCCAATCATAGAAACCTCCATAAGAGTTGCCACCTGCATCAGCTAACCAACGCAATACATCCTGCCGACTAGTCGTAGGACTGACTAATGTCTCAATCCTACCTATGAGATTGTACATGCTTTGCTCACTACGCTCTCGGTCTTCCTCCTCCTGCTCTGTGAGAGTGGCAACCAACCCATCCCAATGCTCATTAAACTGAGCATCAGACATGCTACGAACCCATTCCATCGTGTGTGCCAGAGGCCTACATCCCCATACATCCTTGTGCAAATCGCTGTAGCAATCCATGAGTTCATCTCGTGATACTTCGTCAGTCATTTTTTATCTCCATTGTTTTGTCCAACGTTGGACTTGATTTGCTTTGCCTTCATACGTAATTGCGACCATTTGTGGTCACGCTTGGCCTTTGCAAAGGCATCAGCCATAGCTTGCTCTTGACCTATTCTATATACCAAAGGCACTTTAGTGTCAAGATCGGGAACTTCATTGATCCAATGAGATCTCAAAGGAGTATGAGATCCCATAGGGATTATGTGTCTTGTCATTAGGCTACCTCACTTTCTGCTACTGAATTATCAGTAGATGTTGCACTATCAATCAACATTTCTACAACTTGTTGTAGGTCAATGTTATGCTTCTTAGCAGTAGCTAAAACATTTGCTACAATGCTTTCAGCATTTACGTTAGAGGTTGAAGTATCATCATCACCATCACTTTCAGTGCTAGGTCCATCGTTGGACTTATCGGCTTTCTTCATTGCTGACTGCAAAGCAGTTAATGATGTGAAGCCTTTCTTTGAGGCTTTGATTGCTTCTAAACAATCATCTTGATTGTCAAAGAACCACATAGCTTCTGATCGTCTTCTCTTATCAATATTGGCTATGCCAACATCTCTAAGTCTAGCTGATGTAACCTTGCCATTTTCACCAACCTCATCTCGTAGAGATCGCATTAGCTTACCTAATCGGTAATCCAATCCATCCTTAGAGATGGAGATCTTGAACCTCTTCTTCAAAGAAGCCTGTTCATTCTTGTACATCTTAGCTAAAGCTAAACCTTCACTCTCTAGAGTGTCTACTGATGGGATGATTGCTATTGCTGTTGAGGTTGTCATTTCTTTTCTCTCTTTCTTTCTACTGTTTCTAAGTGTTATTACTTTCACTAAAGTATAAGTAATAACACGTAAGAAACAGTAAAGAAAGAAGAGAGAGTTTGGTGGGGTAAATCGGTGACAAAAACTGTGCCAACTACTCACACGCGAAAGCTACGCTTTTGTTGCGCGGTAGTTAGCCAAGTCCAACATTGGACATCGTTTTTGATGGGGTGGTATCTGTAGGTTTTGTAGTCCGACGTTGGGGTCTTTTCACATCTCATATTTCGGCATATTCAGTATCGTAATGCTGTGACAAGTGATAGTGTATCACTAGCATTGCTAAATCGTAGATTGATCGCACATAATGTGTTGCATTGCCTACGCTACACTACATATGCTACATATGCTACGCCTCATATGCTATGCGCTATGCTATATGCGCCCATCCAAGCGCGGGCGGGCATGCTCCACCGGGGGTACGGTAGATATATATACACAGAAGAACACAGATCAGGTATTTTCACTGTTAACCATACAGGCAAGTGATAACTATATGTACCCTATTAGACACACACATAAATTATTTTCACAATATTTGTATTTTTTAGTTGACAGAGTTTGATTGAGCCACTATAACTATACACTATAATGATCACTTAAGTGAATATTAAAACTATCCCTTCATAAAAACTTAAAAAACATTTAATTATAAAACACATTAGTGAACATTGAAAGTGAAACACTTAAATGGTAGATCAATTATCTCTAATAGAAATATTATCAACTATATGGCCTATCTTACTGGGTATAATAACTCTTATTATTGTACTAGCTAAGATGCATGGCGATATTGTTGTACTAAAAGAGAAAGTAAAGAGTCTGTTTGATCTATGGAACTCTAAAAATAAGTAGTATGATAGTTAGAGAACCAGTATTGATACGTATTTACTACTACCTGCCTGATTATAGTAGTTTAGTGCAGGAATTTATGTGGGGTACTATGGACATTATTCCAGAATACCCACGTATTAATAAATTTTTAAACTATTGGCATGAAAATATAGACGCTGTAATAGCCAGTATTGACATTGACCCATATAAAGGAGTATAATCTATGAAAATTAAAGCATTCTTTAATGGCATGTACGAATTTGCAAAGAAAGCATACGCACGTGCTACCAGTATACTATCAGATCCAATGAATACCAGAGCAATCATAGCTATAGTTGTACTAACAGGTTTTGTATTATTAGCAATGAGCTTTGGTATTATTAAATAATTACAGAAACAACTTGACATTTATGAGAAAAGAAGTAAAACTATACAAAGAAAGAGTATTAGAGTCATTTTATGACGCAATAACAAATAAAACATTAAAGTATCTACACGTACCCCATAGCAAAGTGTTTTATGTACGTGCTGCAATAGAAAAACGTACAGGTATTAGGTATAGTTTAGAACATATAGAAAATGCTATGGTACTTGAAGGATGGAAAGATGGCTAAAACTCCTGCATGGACACGTAAGGCTGGTAAGAGTAAATCTGGTGGTCTGAATAAAAAAGGCGTAGCCTCATATCGTAAAGAAAATCCCAACTCTAAATTAAAGATGGCTGTAACTGGTAAAGTTAAAAAGGCATCAGCCGATGCTAAAAGACGTAAATCATTTTGTGCTAGAATGAAAGGCATGAAGAAACGCTTAACGAGTGCCAAGACTGCTCGTGATCCTAACTCAAGGATCAATAAGTCTTTGAGGAAATGGAGATGTTAAAATGGTAGCGAAAGCAATAGCCAAAGCAGTCACGAGATCTGCTGGTAAGAAACTAACAAAGAAAAAAAGATCCGAAACTGCTGAACAAAAAACTAAGCGATTAATAAAATTAGATTCTGATATAAAGAAAGTAAAAGCATTACGCGAAAAAGAGTTAAAGCGTATACGTGCTGAAAAAGCAGTGGTAAAAAAGAAAGCCTCTACACAAAAAGGTATGATAGGTTCTGGTGCTAGATCAGCAAAAGGTAAAGGTGCAAAAGGTTCACAACGAGCATATGATGCAGAACCTATGAGAGCTGCTAATGATGCCAAAGTTACAGATTTATCCGTAAGTAAAGGACAGAAAGGTAAGATTACCACAGGCAAAGATGCTCCTATGCATAAGCAACTGCAAACTAAAGCACAGAAAAATAGAGTTGCAAAATATTTAGAGTTAAAGAAAAAACAAAGAGATGGTACACTAACAGCAGAAGATAAGCGATGGTTGAAATCCGATGCTGCATATGAAGCAGAAAGATTACGTAGATCTGGTCAAGGCTCTAGAAATAAAAGAGCAGACTCTCCTAGCAAAGCAGGTAGAAAAACTTCTGCACAAAGAAAGAGGAGTTTAGATTTACCTCCGTTAAAAGGTGAAAAGAAAACTGTACGTACCAAAGATGATATGGGCGATCCATCTACAGGTGAAGTTACAAGCAAGACAACTGCAAACAGAGCAGCTGCATTAGCTCGTAGTGCAGATAGAAAAGCAGAAGTAGATAGAATAGATAGAAAAACTAAACGAAGCAGAAAAAGAAATGTAAGAGAAATGAAAAGGAGAAAGTAAATGGGACTAGAAGTAGAAATAATGTTACCACTAAAATATTATAAAGAACGAATAGCAGAAGCTAAAAAAGCTGGCGATATGAAAAAAGTAAAAAAATTAGAAAGCCAGTTAGAACAAAGAAAAAAAGAAATAAATAAACAGGCATCTATGGATCGTAATGCTAGAGCCAATGCTGCTGATTTAAAAGCTGGATCAGCAATGGGTGGTGCAAAACCACCAAAGCCTATGAAAAAACCAGAAATGATGTATGGTGGTATGGCAAACAATAAGAAGCATATGTACTCAGCAGGAGGATCGGTTAAAGATAATCCCGGTCTGAAAGCATTAGCAAAGCAACGACCAGATGTAGTTGCTAAAATGATGAAAGGATAAATACAATATGCCTATGCACAAGAAAACAAAGAAAATGTCTAAGGGTGGAGCCACTAAGAAAATGTATGGTGGTGGAATGGGTATGGGTAAAAAGGGTACAAAGAAGTACTCTAAAGGTGGAGCTGCTAAACGTAGATAATGCCTAATCTTATAAGCAATGTACCCCACTTTAATTGTTGGGTACGTAGAGAGTTCACTAGTAACCATCAAAAGTATCACGGTGAATTTCTACATGGGATTGCATTTGCAGTAAATACCATACCAGACAGATCACTTAGCTTTCAGGTTGTATTTACTGGATGTGAGATAGACAGGGAAGATGGACCTCAAGAGAATGTACATGGAGGAGCTATGTGGGCAAGGATGCCGATACAGGCACTCGTAGCTGACATACCTCTAGAAGAGTGGCCTGACCCAATGGAAGATCATTTATGCCAACCTTGGGATTGTGAGTCACGAGAGCATGGTACAGTCATTCTGGATAGAGTAAGTTCATCACCTTGGTTGTGTAAGATAGGAGGTGATCTCTATACAGGTAAATACTTATTTACCGTAGATTACACAGGCAATGATATAGCAGATGATCCTGCACAGCATAAACAGTCACACGTAATATATTTAACAGATGCTGGTAGCTGGACAGGAAACTTTGTAGCACTGCCTAACAATAGAGTAAGGGCAACTAGCCCTGCTCTATGGAGAACTGGAGAGGGTGCACCTGACTTTGTACCGTCACAATGGGTGCACTCAGCAGAAGGACATGAGACATACTTAGATCCATCTGTAACATTTAATAATCTATACGCAAAGGACACTAGGAAAAATGCCAGTAAAAAGAAAAGTAAGAAAACTAAGTAAGGGTGGTAGCACAGTAAACGCAGCAGGTAACTATACACAGCCCGGTATGCGTAAGAGATTATTCAATAGTATTAAGGCGAGTGGAAAAGGTGGTGCTCCGGGGCAATGGTCAGGACGCAAAGCCCAGATGTTAGCAAAAAGATACAAGGCAAAAGGTGGAGGTTACAAATCATAATGACATGTGAATGTGGAGAAGAGCCAGTATGCATGTGTAATGTAGAGTCAGAATCTAAATGCGATAGTTGCATAGAGTGTGGCTGTAATCCAGATGTATGTAAATGTGAGTGTCATGGCAAGAGCTAAGTCACAACAGAGTCTGGCAAACTGGACAAAGCAGGATTGGCGTACTAAGTCAGGTAAGCCATCTACACAGGGACCAAAGGCTACAGGTGAAAGGTATTTACCTGCTAAAGCTATTAAGTCACTATCATCTTCTGAGTATGCTGCTACTACCAAAGCTAAACGTGCAGGTAACAAACAACATGTAAAACAACCAAAGGGCATAGCTAAGAAGACAGCTAGGTTTAGGAGAGCTTAATGCTAGGTGCAATAATAGGACCAGTAGCTAATCTAGCTGGTACATGGCTAGAGGGACAGGTTGCTGAGAAGAAAGCTAAAACAGAAGCTAAGATTGTAACAATAAGATCTGACGCTAAGATAAAAGAGAAACAGGCAGCAGGTGAAATAGACTGGGATATAGCACAGGCTAAAGCGAGTGATAACTCGTGGAAAGACGAGTGGCTTACAATTTTGTTCTCGATACCTCTTGTGCTTGCGTTCATTCCCGGCTGTGAAGATATAGTTCAAATAGGGTTTAGCCAACTACAACTGATGCCTGAGTGGTATAAGTATGCCATTTCGGTAATCGTGGCAGCGTCATTTGGGGTACGTAGTGCCACTAAGCTATTTAAAAAATAAGGAGTAATAAACATGGCAGATGAAAATGTAATTGTTGACAAAGCAGCATATCAATCTAACAGACGCTATATGGCATGGACTGCACTCGCTACAATGCTTATAGCTACTACTGCTGTACTAATATGGCCTGACAGGTTTGCAGCAGCAGACAGTATTCTTATGATGATGTATGGTTCATTGTCTGCACTTGTTGGTGCATACTTTGGCTTTGCAATGCCTAAGAAGAAATAGATGAAGTACGATACTAGCAAATTACTTGACATGCTTATCAGAGATGAAGGCATGGAACTAAAGGTCTATAAAGATACATTAGGTATAGACACAATAGGTGCAGGTAGAAATTTAAAAGATAGACCCTTGACTGTTAGACAATTGCAACACTTGGGTCTGTCTGATATGCAGGACATTTATGACAATGGAATTACCCTTTACGGTGCTAGATATATATTGCGTATTGATGTTGACATTGCTGAACGAGAACTCCTTGATGCTCATCCTTGCGTTAAAAATTTAAATGCACCACGGCAAATGGTTTGTGTCAATATGGCATTTAACTTGGGTATGCCACGTTTAAATAAGTTTAAAAAGATGTGGTCTGCTATAGAAGATGAGGACTATAATAATGCAGCAGTTGAGATGTTAGACAGTAGGTGGGCAGAGCAGGTAAAAGGCAGGGCTACAAGATTGAGTGACATAATGCGAACTGGGGAATTAAATGACTAGACAGTACACAGAAAATCAGGTAAAATTCCTAGATGTACTATTTGATGAAGCAGGTGGGGATGTAGCAACAGCTAAGAAACTAGCTGGCTATGCAGATGGTACATCTACTACAGTGGTAGTTAAGAGCCTCAAGGAAGAGATACTAGAAGCAACACAGCAGTACATGGCACGTAATGCCCCTAAAGCTGCTGTAGCGATGGCTGGTGCACTCCTAGACCCTACTGAGTTAGGACTAAGAGATAAGATGTCAGCAGCAAAGGAACTACTGGATCGTACTGGGCTGGTTAAAACTGAGAAGCTACAGGTAGAAGCAAGTGGTGGTGTGATGTTAATGCCACCTAAGAAACAAAGTGATGATGACGATTAATGAATAGGAGTTTAGGCAAATGGAAATTACCGCAACCAACAGATGTGAAGGAAGAAAATGAGTGGCTACCTGTACCACGTATTGCTAGAACAGTCCCATTTGGCTACGAAGTGGACCCCAATGACGAAGACCTACTACTACCAATACCTAAAGAACTCGATCATCTGGAAAAAGCTAAAGCGTATCTACGCCAGTATTCGTTGCGACAGGTAGCAGCATGGTTAAGCAAAAACACAGGAAGGTATATATCACATCTTGGACTACAGAAAAGAATAAAGCATGAGCGACAGCGTAAGGACAAAGCTAGAAGCCTCCGTCAATGGGCAGTCTATGCGGAAAAGGCGATCAAGAAAGCCAAAGAAATCGAAGAAAGTAGACTTGGTGCAAAGCGAGTCCACACCACAGAAAGTACAGTATGATACACATGCTATTGAACGCGAAGCCAATGTACTATTTAAACCGAATGCTGGGCCACAGACAGAGTTTTTAGCTGCACCAGAACGAGAAGTATTGTATGGTGGTAGTGCAGGTGGTGGTAAGAGTTATGCGATGTTAGCTGATCCACTACGGTTTATGGGTCATCCTGCATTTAGCGGATTGTTATTAAGACATACAACAGAAGAGTTACGTGAATTAATATCTAAGTCACAGGAACTATATCCTAAAGTCTGGCCGGGAATAAAATGGTCAGAAAGAAAGATGCAGTGGACCGCACCATCTGGTGCAAGACTTTGGATGTCATACTTAGATCGTGATGATGATGTCATGCGCTATCAGGGTCTGGCTTTTAGCTGGATAGGTTTTGACGAATTAACTCAGTGGCCTACACCTTATGCGTGGAACTACATGAGATCTCGTCTACGTTCCACTGCCCCTGATTTAGAAGTGTACATGAGGGCAACAACTAACCCCGGTGGACCGGGACATGGATGGGTTAAGAAGATGTTTATTGATCCAGCACCATACGATACAAGTTTTGCTGCAACAGATATAGAAACAGGAGAAGCGTTAAAGTATCCAGCAGGTCATAGTAAAGCAGGTAGACCACTATTTAAACGTAGGTTCATACCTGCTAGGTTATCAGATAACCCATACCTGTCAGATACAGGTGACTACGAAGCAATGCTACTGTCATTACCTGAACATCAGCGTAGGCAGTTGCTAGAGGGTGATTGGGATATTAAAGAAGGTGCAGCTTTCACAGAGTTTAACAGGTATGTACATGTTGTTGAACCATTTGATATACCGAGTAACTGGGTTAAGTTTAGGGCGTGTGACTATGGTTATGGTTCTTATAGTGGTGTTCTTTGGTTTGCTGTTACGCCAGATGAACAACTCATAGTATATAGAGAGTTATATGTATCAAAAGTATTAGCTACAGATTTAGCTGATATGGTACTTGACTTAGAAGCAGGAGATGGTAATATAAAGTATGGAGTACTAGATAGCTCTGTATGGCATAAACGAGGTGACACAGGACCATCACTTGCAGAACAGATGATAAATAAAGGCTGTAGGTGGAGGCCATCAGATAGAAGTAAAGGAAGTAGGGTATCAGGTAAGAACGAAATACACAGAAGACTACAGGTAGATGAGGACAGTGAAGAACCTAGACTAGTATTCTTTTCTAACTGTACAGAACTAATTTCACAATTACCTGCATTGCCTATTGACAAACGTAACCCAGAAGATATAGATACACATGCAGAAGATCACTTATATGACGCACTACGATATGGGGTTATGTCAAGACCTAAGTTTAATTTATTTGATTACGATCCTAGTAGAAGACCATCAAGCACCATGCCAGTAGCAGATGCTGTATTTGGATATTAAGGAAAAAAAATAATGGCAGATGATTTTACAATAGAACAAGACGCTATACATCTAGAGGACGCAGATGAGTCTAGAGATGAAGAAATAGCAAACCTAGTACCTTTTATAGTTGACAGATACAAAAGAGCAGAAGACTATAGGTATCAGGATGAAGAACGTTGGATAAAGTCTTACAGAAACTACAGGGGTTTGTACGGCACAGACGTACAGTTTTCAGAAGCAGAACGCTCTCGTGTATTTATTAAGGTAACTAAAACTAAAACTCTTGCTGCATATGGACAGATAGTAGATGTTCTATTTGCAAATAATAAATTTCCATTGACAATTGACCCAACACAACTACCTGATGGTGTAGCAGGTGATGTACACTTTGATCCAAAGGAACCACCTGAAGTAAGAGATATGATGGATAGTCCATATGGCTTTGCTGGTGACGGTAAAGACCTACAACCGGGTGACACTCAAAATACCCTAAATGAAAGATTGGGTGAATATGCAAATAAACTAGGAGAGATAGAGGGTGTTAGAGAAGGTGTTGGTAAAACAGGTACGGCAATTACGTTTAGCCCTGCTCTTGTGGCAGCGAAAAGGATGCAGAAAAAGATACACGATCAGTTAGAAGAGTCAGGTGCTAGTAAACATTTAAGAAGTACAGCATTTGAAATGGCATTGTTTGGTACTGGTGTTATGAAAGGACCATTTGCTATTGATAAAGAGTATCCTAACTGGGATGATGAGGGTGAGTACAATCCACTTATTAAAACTGTACCACAAGTATCGCATGTATCAGTGTGGAACTTCTACCCAGATCCAGATGCTAACAACATGGATGAGGCACAGTATGTAATAGAACGACACAAGATGTCACGTTCACAGCTACGTGCACTTAAGAAACGCCCATACTTTAGAGACAGTGTAATTGAGGAAGTGATCACAAGAGGTGAGAACTACGAAAAGCTGTACTGGGAAGATGATCTATCTGACTATGCACCACAGCATGACATTGACCGCTTTGAGGTTATGGAGTATTGGGGTACAGTAGATATTGAACTATTAGAAGAACAAGAGATTACAATACCAAAAGATCTACAGGAACTAGATGAGCTACAGGCAAACATCTGGATATGTAATGGTAGACTATTACGTGTAGTACTTAATCCATTTAAACCTGCTCGTATACCTTACATGGCAGCACCATATGAACTTAACCCATATAGTTTCTTTGGTGTAGGTATTGCAGAGAACATGGATGACACACAAACTTTGATGAATGGTTTTATGCGTATGGCAGTTGACAATGCTGTACTGTCAGGTAACTTACTTATTGAGGTAGATGAAACTAACCTAGTGCCGGGTCAGGACTTGACAGTGTATCCCGGCAAGGTGTTTAGAAGACAGGGTGGTGCACCCGGACAGGCACTGTTTGGTACAAAGTATCCAAATGTATCTAGTGAGAACATGATGATGTTTGACAAAGCTAGACAGCTATCGGATGAGAGTACAGGTTTCCCATCTTTTGCTCATGGTCAGACAGGCGTAGCTGGTGTGGGTAGAACTGCATCAGGTATATCTATGTTGATGGGTGCAGCAGCAGGTGGTATTAAGACAGTGATTAAGAATGTAGATGACTATCTACTCAGACCATTAGGAGAAGGACTGTTTCAGTTTAATATGCAGTTTGATTTTGACCCTGACATCAAAGGTGATCTAGAAGTATCTGCACGTGGAACAGAAAGTTTGATGGCTAATGAAGTACGTAGCCAGAGGTTGATGCAATTTTTAGGTGTTACATCCAATCCAGCACTTGCACCTTTTGCAAAATTCAACTATATTATACGTGAGATTGCAAAATCTTTAGACCTTGATCCAGATAAGGTTACTAATAATATGGATGAAGCAGCAATACAGGCTGAGATTATGAAAGGTCTACAGCCAGAACAGCCACCAGCAGGTGCACAACAACCACCAGCAGGAGCTAATCCAATGGATACATCAGGAGCAGGAGGAGGAACAATTGGAACAGGACAAGCACCAGTACCCGGAGAACAAGGGTTTAGTGGGCCACCGCAAGGAGCTACTCAGCAAGCTCAAGCCCCTAGTCAGCAACAACCGCCAGTGGGTACTATTCAGTAGCTATCTGGACTCTATGATTGAAAGTGAAAGAAAAACATTAGAACAATCGATTGACATGGTTACAATGCACAGAGCGCAAGGAGCAATCAGTGCGTACCAAAAGATTAAACAACTAAGGGAACACGTAAATGGCTGATATATTAAGAAGAACAGTAGGAACTGGATCAGAAATACTTGATAGATCATCGAGGCCAACTCGACAAGCACCTAAAGTTTCTAGGTCTAATGGTAAAACAAAACTAAGAGGAGGTGCTAATATTGAAGGACGTATTTCACCTAGAAAAGTTATAACACAAGATAGTAAAGGTAATCAGGTACAAAAAGAAGTAGATGTTAAAACTGCTAATGCATTATTAGATATTGGTGCTATAGTTTCTTTAGGAAATGGTTTTTTTCTAGATGCAGATTTAGCACTAAGTGCTGACGGTGTTAACGTAGAAGATTATAAGTTTGGTGAAGGTCGTATAGATAGATTAGGTTTAGGTATAGGTAAAAAATTTGACGATGGACAAATTGGTGTAAAAGGCACATATAACCCAGAATCAAGAGATGCTACAGTAGGATTGGGTGGATCTTTTAAATTTAATAAAGGTGGAGAAGTACAAATGCAAAAACAAATGGAAATGTTTCAGGACGGTGGTTTAAATGATCAGGGTGGATCTAAAGATCCTGTGTCTGGTAATGATGTACCTTCAGGTTCACTTAAAGAAGAGGTACGTGATGACATAGATGCAAAGCTAAGTCCGGGTGAGTTTGTATTTCCTGCTGATGTTGTACGATTTATAGGTTTAGAAAAACTAATGCTCATGCGTGATAAGGCTAAGAGAGGTCTAGCTCGTATGGAAGAGATGGGGCAGATGGGTAACTCTGAAGAAGCTACCATAGATGATGATGTACCATTTGGTATGGAAGATTTAATTATTGTAGCAGGATCACCTGACAATGAGATGAGCAAAGGTGGTGTACCTAGTTATAGTAGAGGTGGACAACTATTGGGTTTAGATGGTTATGTAGCACCTACTACGTATTATAATCCAGCTACAGGACAGGAGATGATCTCTACTAAAATAGGTGGTAAGTTTTTTCCACCATTACCTAAAGGGTTTGTAGAAAAACCTAAGAAGGCTGAAGCAAAACCTAGAGATGTTAAATCAGAAACTGCTAAAGTAGATACTGAACTAGGTAGTGGTGAAGTGGATGGTGGACCAGATAAAGGTGATAAAAGTTTTGGAGAACTATCACCCGATGAACAAATATCTTATGGACAAGATTTAATGGGACCATTTGGAGGTGCTATAAGTGTTGCTAATAAAGCAATAGGTTATGGAGCAGATTTTGCGTTAGGCCCAAGTCTAGGTGGGAAAATTGGTGCGTATGGTTTAGGAGCTTTGACAGATACACAAATAGATACTAGTTTAGGTATTGCAGCTCAAATTGAAAAAGAAGAAAATAGGGCTATAGATTTAGCACTTTCAGATATTAGTGCCGTATCTCCTAGTGTTGCTAATAAAGCACGTAAAGATTATGAAGCTGCACAAAAAACAAAAACAGCTTCTTATGCTGTATCACAACAATTAGGAGTAGCACAAGACTTAGTAGAACAACATCAAGATGATGTAAGCAGAGGTAATGCACCTCCCGGTTCAGTTCCTAATTCATTTGGTGGGTATAGTACCACTACAGGACCACAACAACATAGTACTAATAGTAATAATGAAGTTGTAAGTAATAAAGAACATAAAGAAGAAATGTCTCGTCAAAAAGAAGCAAAAGAAAAAGCAGCAAAAGCTAAAGATTTTAAAGATTTTATGTCCGACTATGAAAAAGCTAAAGCAAGTGGACCTGATCCAGATATGGCAGATAAAGGTGGTGTAGAAGCAGTAGGTGGTAAAGAAGGAACGCAAAGTGACGATACAGGACCAGATGATGACGGTACAGGTGCAGGATCAGAAACAGGTGTTATGAATATAGGAGGATTAGCATCTAAACCTAAAAAGAAAAAACAAAAGAAGATGAAGCGTGGTGGTTTAGCTTCAAGATAATAAACCACATGTGTTGGCTACCTATGCCCCTAATAAGGCTACCATAGCCCCAACGAAAGGAAATATAATATGTCAGACGTAACACAAGTAGAAGTAGAACCAAGTAAAGTAGCATTTGTATCTAGACCTTACAGTAAGGATGAGAAACTTAAGAAGGACGAAGAAGAACTAGAACAGCTACTAGAAGAACAAAAACAGGATGCCTCAACAGAAGAAGTAGAAGAAGAACCTACTACTGCTGAAGAAAAAACATTTAAGAAAAGATATTCAGATCTACGTAGGCATCAGCAGAAACAGACAGAAGAACTAAAGACTGAGATAAATGCACTTAAGAGCCAGTTAGAACAGTCAACTAAGAAACAGATTAAACTTCCTAAGTCTGACGAGGATATAGAAACATGGGCCAAAGAGTATCCTGATGTAGCTGCTATAGTAGAAACAATAGCTATGAAGAAGGCAGCAGAACAATCAGCTAGTCTAGAGCAACGTGTTAAAGCATTAGATGATATGCAACAGGACGTAAGCAAACAACGTGCAGAGACAGAGTTGTTACAAATGCATCCAGACTTTGATGATATACGTAACGATGATGACTTTCATACATGGGCAGAAGAACAGCCTAAGTGGATACAGGACGCTCTGTATGAAAATGATAATGATGCACGATCTGCTGCTAGAGCAATTGATTTGTACAAGGCAGATAGAAGTATTACAACTAAGAAAACTAATAATAGAGATGCAGCTAAGTCTGTATCTACAAAAGGAAAACGTAACAAACCTGTAGAAAATGAGTCTAGTTCTTTTCTAAGAGAGTCTGAAGTACAGCGTATGACCGCAAAGGAATACGAAAGTAGATCAGATGAAATCATGGAAGCTATTAGACAAAACAAGTTTGTATACGATTTATCTGGATCAGCACGTTAATTAGTGTTGACAAACAGTAGATTGTGTATATAACTATACATAGTCGCAAGATGTAGTTAGCCCTTGAATAAGACTACCTAACTATATCTCACTATACTTCTAAGACAACCCGATGAAGAAGAGCCTATGTGTAGTTGGCCTTACACGTACAACCTCTTAGTTCACGGCCCTTAAGGTAGATAAAAAAATAGTGTACAATATGTACACATGGGATGTCGTATATAGGAGAAAATAAAATGGCATTTTCAACTGCAACAGGCTACGGCAACCTGCCTAATGGTAATTTCTCACCAGTTATCTACTCTAAGCAGGTACAAGTAGCTTTTCGTAAGGCTTCAATTGTTGAAGCTATTACAAATAGTGACTACTTTGGCGAGATCGCAAATATGGGCGATAGCGTTAAAATAATTAAGGAGCCAGAAATCACGGTTAAAGCGTATGCTCGTGGTACTACGATTACTCCGCAAGACTTGGACGATGAAGAGTTCTCTCTTACCATCGACAAAGCAAACTACTTTGCATTTAAAGTCGATGATATTGAAGAGGCACACTCTCACATCAACTTCCAACAGCTTGCAACTGATCGTGCAGCTTACAGACTAGCTGACCAGTTTGACCAAGACGCTCTTGGTTACTTAACTGGTTTCAAACAGTCTTCTTTGCATTCCAATGCTGATACTGTTAACTCAACTGTTAATGGTGCAGTTGCTGTATCTACAGCAGGTACTGACGAATTACTAAGCTCAATGAAGATAGATGCTTCTGAGTTCGGTGGTTCTGCTAGTAATGCAATTGGTATTCAAGCACGTGCTGGTGGTGCAACTTCTGCTACACCCGGTTCAGGTAATGCTAACCCATTACAAATCGTAGCTCGTATGGCTCGTTTGCTTGATCAACAAAATGTTGACACCAACAATCGTTGGCTCGTTGTTGATCCAGTTTTCGTTGAAGTTCTCAAAGATGAAGACTCTCGTCTTCTCAATGGTGACTTTGGTGGAAGCGGAATACAAAATGGTCTTATACTTAATAACCTTCATGGTTTCAAAGTATATATGTCTAACAACCTACCTTCTATTGGAACTGGACCAGCTACTACTGGTGGTACAAACTCCTCTAACTTTGGTATGATTGTATCTGGACATTCTTCTGCTGTAGCAACTGCCGAGCAGATTAATAAGACAGAGACATATCGTGACCCTGATAGCTTTGCCGACATAGTTCGGGGAATGCATTTGTATGGACGTAAGATACTTAGACCTGAAGCTCTAAGTGTTGCACGTTATTGCTTGGTATAAGGAGACTGAATCATGGCTACAGTAACAACCTTAAGTTCAGCGGCTCGTGGCTCAGATGCCAGAGGTCGCGCTCCTTACTTGGTGCAAAATAGTATTGACTTCTCTGCTGCTGTTACCGCTAAAGGTACAGCACTAGCAGCTGCTGATATTATTGAAGCAATCACAATACCTGCTAATACTATGATCTTGGATGCTGGTTTTGAAGTAACGACAGTTCACGCTGGTACTTCTTCTGACTGTGCACTTGATCTAGGAGTAACAGGTGTTGATGTGGATGCATACGTTGATGGCTTTGACTTTGACGGTGCATCAGCAGGTGCTTATAGTGTAGGTGCAGGTAGTGGACCTCTCACTGTTGGTGCAACTGCCGACACGCTTGATGTTTTAATTCAGGCACAAACTGGAACTACAACGGCTGGTGTTATCCGTGTCTTTGCATTATTGCTAGACGTTGATGACATAGGCACAGTAGGTGCAGATGAAGTGGATCGTGATACACTCGCGTAACACATGTGGAAGGGGTGGGATAAACCTGCCCCTTTCTACTTAAGGATATATTATGGCTACAACATTTCTAACATTAGTTAATGATGTCAACAAAAGGCTGAACGAAGTTGAGCTTACCAGTTCTAACTTTGCATCAGCCACAGGTTTTTATGCACACATAAAAGATGCAGTCAACTCTGCTATACGCTACATTAATGAAAGCGAGTATGAGTGGCCTTTTAATCATTCAGAAAAAGAACAAACATTAGTTGCTGGTACAACAAGATACGCATTTCCAACAGATGCTAAACTAATAGACTTTGAATCGTTTAGAATAAAAGAAGATGCTACATTAGGAAATGATACAAAGAAACTAGCTTTAATTACATATGATGAATACCTAGAAAAATACGTGGATCAGGAGTACGCTGCAAGTCAGACACGTGCACTACCACGTTTTGTTTTTCATGGACCTGATCTAAAGTATGGTTTGATAGAACCACCTGATAAAGCATACACGTTAGTATTTGACTACTACGTATTTCAGGCAGACCTATCTGCTCATGGTGACACAATGGTTATCCCAGACCGTTTTAAACACGTTGTAGTGGACGCTGCAATGTTTCATGCATATATGTTCAGGGGTAACACTCAAGATGCTGTAGTGGTCAAGGAGAGGGCAGATGAGGGTATTAAAGCAATGAGGTCTATGTTAATTAATCGCTATCACTATATGAGGTCTTATATGATACCTGCTGCAACAGGAGGACGTAGACTAGGTTCCTCTAGGTCTACAGCAGGATCGAGCTTGGATAGTCTATAATGCCTGATGCATGGGAGACATTTAGAATAGAGTTTAAAGGTGGGCTAGTAACTAATCTTAGCCCATTGCAACAAGCTATCAATGCTCCCGGTTCTGCCAGAATACTACGTAACTACGAACCATCTATTGATGGAGGTTACAAACGCATACAGGGCTATGCTAAGTTTGATAGTAATATTATGGCTCCATATGGTAATCCAGTTGTACATGGAGCTAGTCAATCAGGTACTACATTAATTATAGCAGCAGTGCATACTACTCCTGCTGTTGGTGATACATTTACTATAGCAGGAGTCTCTAGTACATATACAATATCGGGTGTATCTTTTGATGCTACTAATAATAGAGCCACACTAACTTTATCAGGTGCACTAGCTTCTAGCCCTGCTAATGGTGCGCTTATAACATTTGCTACTGTAACTACAGCTAACTATGCTAATGGTATTACATACTTTAATAATAAAGCTGTAGTAGCACTTAATGCAGATATATTAGAAACAGCAGGTAGTGGCTATACAAAAATAAATAAACCTAATTATGGTAGTCCATTAGTACACAATGCTTCTCAGACAGGTACATCTCTAGAGATAGATGCGGTAGATAACTTTCCACAAGCAGGTGATGTATTTACTATTGCAGGTATAGATAAAACATACACAGATATTAATACTGTATCTTCTTACTCAGATGCAAGTAGTAAAGAAGTAAACATAACTATTCATCCTTAATTAGCTAGTAGCCCTGCTAATAATGCAGTTATAACATTTATCTCTAGTGATAGAGAAGGTGCAATTAATACACGATTTGACATCATTGACTTTACAGGTACAAAAACACTTGTGTTGGTTGACGGTGTGAATGCACC